CCGCACGTACACAAACTGGTGAAAATGTCCGTCAGCGGAGAACAGGCAAAGTTGTGCAATATGCACAAAAAATATTGGTTAATATTGTACAGCGTTAAATTTACAATGTAGTATAATATAATATATAAATTAATGAAAAGCATATAAACCAACAATAGTAGGGAGAGTTAAAGTTGAAGCGATTATATTATAGGGACAATTATGGTAAATATCCAGAGGGATATATAATAGCTGTTGACAATGGGACGAGTTATGAAGTTGAAAAAAATGCTTATATTAGAGCAAACAGCCGTTGCAAAAATGGTTGTTGCTTTATGACAGATAAGCCTGTCTATATGTCTATAAAGTATGCCAGGGTAATACTGAAACACGATTAGGGAGTATAAAAATGAAAGATTACAGAGCAATAAATCCTCAGCTTTCCGGCATGAGCCGTAAACAGCTTGAGAAGATATACATAAGTTATGCAAAGAATATTAATAAGCGTTTAAGAGTTATTGAAAAATCGGGGAAATATCAAGAAACAATTAACTTGCGTAAAGGAAATATAGCCGGGTATCTTTTACAATCTGGAAACGTAAGTAAAGCGGTATCTAATAAAAGCGAGTATGAATTAAGAAAGGGCATTATGGATTTAGGATACTTTTTGTCATTAAAGACAACATCTTTAACAGGTTTACGCAAACAGGAAAAAGAACGCCGAAAGTTCTTTATAGAGGATGAACGTTTCCCGAATATCAATGAGAATAATATAGATTTATTTCTTGAATTTCTTGAGAGTGAAGCTTATAAAGAATTGGAAGAGATGTACTCATCGGACATTATTTTTGAAGAATTTCAAAATATACAGAATACAGAGGGATTAACAGCTAGTAAATTAGTTAAATCCTTTAAAGTATGGGAAGAGAACAAATATCATAAATCAGTTAATGAAATTGTGAAGGAGATATATAAGCTTGAGAATCGTTGAAGTTAAATGTAAAGGTGGATATGTTTCACGTGAAACATTATTAGAATATGGGAAAGATAGAATACCATATGACCGTTACTATTATGTAGGGACTGTTAAAAAGATTCAATCTGCCCGTATGAAGAATAGAGAAGAAAAAGGTTGGCAATATCTTAATCTCGTGTGTACCTTTGACATTGAAACAACAACGATTAGTGAAACGAATGAAGGTTTTATGTATATTTGGCAATTCTGCCTTGGCGATACTGTCATAATAGGCCGAACTTGGAAAGAATTTTTTTCATTTTTGGAAGAAGTTATAGATGTATATGAAATTAATGAGAATAAAATTCTTGTCATATATGTTCACAACTTACAATTTGAGTTTCAATTTTTAAAAGATTTTTTTGAGTGGAAGAGTGTTTTTGCGACAAAGAAACGTACAGTATTAAAAGCTGACACGCGAAACGGTATAGAATTTCGTTGTAGTTACAAACTCACAAATATGAGCCTTGAAAAATTAACAGAGAATTCGAAAAATTGCGAACACATAAAGCAAGTAGGCGATATTGATTATAGTATATTCAGAACGCCGAAAACATATATGACCGATGAAGAATTAGCATATTGCTATTGTGATGTAAAAGGGCTTGCCGAAGCTATTAGTGATTATTTGGAAGAAGATACACTTGCAACAATCCCTTTAACATCGACTGGTTTTATTCGGAGAGAATGTCGAATAGCCATTCAGAAAAATCCTTTTAATAGGAAATCTTTTTTAGATATGCGTATGGATGAAAATATTTATATCATGTTAAAGGAAGCGTTGCGAGGTGGAAATACACACGGGTCAAGATTTCTTTCAAATATGATAATAGAGGACGTGCGAAACTTTGATGTCGCAAGTAGTTATCCTTATGTTCAATGTTGTAAGTATTTTCCAATGAGCAAATTCAAAAGTACACCGATTCGAAGTGAAGCGTTTTTTGAAAAGGAAATAGAGACACGTTGCTGTTTATTTCGTATGTTTGTTAAAAAGCTAGAAATAAAACAAGGTGTGCCAATACCATATATATCCGCTTCAAAAGTTACAATTGTAGGGGAAGAAGGAAAAAAACAAAAGTCTACTATTGATAAATTCAACGGTCGTGTTTTATATGCAGAAAACGTTTTAATGACAATCACAGAACTAGATTATAATATCATCAAAGAACAGTACGATTTGACAGATATGTATATTGATGATTTCTACACGGCGAAGCGTGGTAAATTGCCTAAAGAAATGCGTGACTATATTAAATACAGATTTGAGGAAAAAACACACTTAAAAAAAGGTGACCTCTATTATTATATGAAATCAAAGAATAAACTAAATGGAATATTTGGAATGTCTTGTACGGATTGTGTACATGATATATATAAGTTAATTAATGGTGAATGGGAAGAAAAAACCGAATCTGTAAAAGAAGGATTAGACAAGTTCTATAACAACTCAAATAGCTTTTTAACTTATGCGTGGGGAATTTGGACGACAGCACACGCAAGGGCGCATTTACAGCGTTTAATCAATATTACAGGTTCGGACGGTACGGTTTATTGCGATACAGATAGTGACAAGTGCATTAATCCTGATATGGAAAAGATAAACTCGTTAAATGAGGAAATCCGGGAAGAAGTAGAACGAGAAAAAGCCTATTGTGATTTTGAGGGTAAACGGTATTACATGGGTGTATTTGAAGAAGAAGCACCTTACAAACGTTTTAAAACTCTTGGTGCAAAAAAATATGCCTATGAAGATATGGAAGGAAAATTACACGTCACAGTGTCCGGAGTATCTAAAAAGAATGGAGCAAAGGACTTAGGAAAACTTGAGAATTTCAAGCCGGGATTTATATTTAGACACGCTGGCGGTCAAAAGGTATGGTATAATGATATGAAGATACACACATTGAAAATAGGTGATGAAGAGATTCTCACAGCTTCGAATGTTGGCATGGCTGACCGTGAATACACATTAGGATTAACGGGTGAATATCTCGAAAAAGTTGGAATAAATTATTTAAAATTATTTTGACAAATTTCGACAAGTAGTGTATAATTAATAATGTAATAAGAAATAACTTTTAATAAGAAAAGGAGAACAGAACAGTGAAATCTATCGGATTAAGCAACAGAGATATTTTTAATGCACGTAACGGTGCAAAAATTCAGGGCAGTGAAGGTGTAACCGGAAAACTTGTCGGTTTAGCAATCAACGAAGAGGGAGTTAAAAAAACATCCATTCTCAAGATTGACGATACTATCTACTCTGGAACATCTTCAACAGTTTATGAGGACGCAAAGATTCTCATTGAAAACTTTGAAGATGAAATCAAAGCCGGAACGCTTGATGTTGTATTAACTTCTAAGACGTCAAAAGCTGGTCGCACATTCTACAACATTGAATTGCGCTAATGTTTAAGTCTTATAATAAAGCCCTCAGAAATGAGGGCTTTTGTTATAGGAAGGAGTTTTCTATATGAAAAAGAAGGGATTATATTTTGACGTGAAAAGCTTGCTAAAGTACAAAGAACCTTTCAATATTGTTATTGGCGGTCGAGGTACTGGAAAAACATATTCAAGTTTAAAGTACGTCATAGAGCATTATAAGGAAACGGGACGGCGTTTTATTTTTATGCGGAGGACGCAGACAGAAATTGAATTCATGGCAAAAACAGAATCCGCAAACCCGATGAAGAGTGTAAACCCGGAAGTATTATTGAAGCGTGTAGAATCCCGGTTTTATGTCTTTATCCTTGAAGATGATATAATAGGCTATGCGTTCGCATTATCAACGGTATCAACTATTAGGGGTATTGACATGAGTGATGTTGACGTATGGATTTTTGATGAATTTATACCAGAATTTCATGTACACAAGATAGCGCATGAAGGTATAGCATTTTTAAATGCTTACGAAACATTCAACCGTAACCGGGAATTTGAAGGCAAAGAGCCTATGACCGTGTTTTTGCTTGCGAATTCGAATAACTTCAACAGCGATATCCTAGTAGAAACAAACCTACAGAAAAAACTTGAAGAAATGTTGCGGAAAAAGAAAGCCTTTAGTCATATTGAGCAAAAGAGGTGTACCGTGTCCATGCTGGAAAACCGAGAGTTTCAGGAGAAGAAACGTAATACAGCACTATATCAGTTTGCAAAAGAATCTGAATTTGTCGGAATGGCAATTGATAACAGGTTCATTGAAAACGACTTTAGTAACATCAAGTCAATGTCATTGTCTGGCATGAAGATATTTGTTTCAATAGGTGATATTAATATATTTTACGGCAACAACATGTACTACGCAACGTGTATGGCCGTAAGGAACGGTAAAACATCTATTTGTTATGGTGAGAATGACGCTGGTATAAAAGCGTTTCGAAAAGACTATGGGGCGATACTGACAAAAGGTTATATCTATGAATATCTCATTTTTGAGAATTTCGACATTAAACGGCGACTTGTAAAATATTTGACAAAAAAGGAAATATAATCATTGACATATTCCGACAATAGCCATATACTTAATGTAGGTGGAAGTTGGTCACAGACAAAGCCCCGGAAGGGTTGGCCGAGAGTGTGTCGCTCGAGAGACTTCCACCGATTGTTTAACGGGGTAGGAAGGAGAAAAAATGCAGGAACTTGTACAGTTGATACCGTCTCTCGGCTTTCCCATTATCGCTTGTTGCGCTATCGGGTGGTATTGTCGGGAAATGATTCAGAGTTTTATGGAGCGTGAAGAACGTGAGGGAGAACGGCACAAAGAGGAAGTTGAAAAGTTTTCCGAAGCACTGAACGCTAACACTTTAGTGTTACAGAAATTATGTGACCGTTTGGACGAAGAAAGTGAGGTTAAATAATAATGAAAGTTTATTTAAGTCCTTCAAGCCAGTTTGGCAACGCATACAGCGGAGTAAACGCAGTCGAAGGAAATGTTTGTAATGAAATAGCAAAGTATGCCGAAGTTGCATTAAAGCGAAACGGCATTGAAGTAAAACGAGGTGATTCAACAAAAACTTCCATGGAAGAGCGAGTTGACGAGTCCAATAAATGGGGTGCAGATTATCACATTCCAATACATAGCAATGCCGGCGGTGGACAGGGAACAGAGGTGTTCGCATGGCCTACTACCATTGACAAAGTTGTAAAATCTGTCTATGATAAAGTTGCAAAAGTATCGCCGGGGAAAGACCGGGGCATTAAAGACGGGAGTGGGCTTTACGAAGTCAACACAACGAACGCTATCGCGTGTTATATTGAGTGTGAATTCCATGACACTTACGGTAACTGGATTGTAAACCATACGGAAGAGATAGGGGAAGCTATAGCAAAGGGCGTTTGTGATGGTATCGGTGTAACTTACATCAAAGAGAAGAAGCCGGAGCCAGTAAAAGGTAAACTCTATCGTGTACAGGTTGGAGCATTTACAGATAAGAAAAATGCCGAACGTTTGGTGGAAACTCTTAAGGGTTTTGGTTACGATTGTATTATTAAATAATATTATGGCAGTTGAATATATTGACGGTTGGTGGACGGAATGGACAAATAACTATCCGACACTGACTGAACAGCAAAAGAATGAAAACGCTTTAATAGCCACAGACGCACTTGCAAACGCCGGATGGACGTTTGAAGCTATCGCCGGATGGTTAGGGAATGTATTTACCGAAGGCTTAGGCAATCCGGGCCAATGGGAAATAGGTTATCCTATCGCTGACCCGTCCAGTTATTCAGGCAGAGGGCTTGTAGGGTGGACACCATGGGAAAGACTTACAAATTGGCTTACTTCTCATGGATATGACCAACGGAGCGGAGCGGGACAGATGGCGAAAATCCTTGAGGAAGCGAGTGACCCGAATTCAGAGCCGGGCTATGTATTTTGGGTAACATCGTTTCAAGGCGAAACAAACCACTTCCCAACGTATGAAAGCTACACGAAGGGAACATTAACGCCGGAAGAAATGGCAAAATGGTTTTGTTACGGTTACGAAAGACCGGGCGTTTTAAATCTTGAAAGCCGAATGACGGGAGCGAGAAAATATTATGATTTTATTCAAGCCAACTATCATCCGTTTACACCTCGGCTTAGTACGACTGAACCGACAGCAATGTCGGGAAACAAATACTACTACGACAGCGCATATAACGCATTTTATCCCGAATATGCGCCGGGCGGTAGCGCGATCCCCGGAAGTACCGGAAACTGTACGTGGTACGCATACGGAAGGTTCGGGGAAATCAACGACTTTGAAGCGTATGAAAACCACTTGCCGACCGGGAACGGTGAGGACTGGTATCCACGTAATGAAGGGACGAAAACCTACGAATACGGACAAACACCGAAGTTGGGAGCGGTTATCTGTTTTAGTGGCGGTGGTGATGGTGGGCACGTTGCGATTGTTGAAGAGATAAAAGACAACGGGGACGTTGTAACGTCAAACAGTGCTTACGGAATTCCCGGTACGTATTTTTACGTACAAACATACGAAAAAGCGAATAGCTATAACTTTGGCGGTTTTACATTTCAAGGCTTTATCTATTCGCCGAAAACATTTAGTGGCGGTGGCGGTGGTGGCGGATTTGACCCGCTACCGGGTTTAAACTTGCCTTTGCCCGTGAAACTTGCTATTATGCAAGGAAGAAAGATTTACAGAAAGAGGGTTATAATATGATTCCATATAATGAAATGATTAGCTTAATCAATATTATTTACGGACAGCAGAACACTGGACAGCAGACACCAGTACAGCAGACACCAGTACAGACAATGCCGGTACAGCAGACACCCGTACAGACAATGCCGGTACAGCAGACACCAGTACAGACAATGCCGGTACAGCAGACACCAGTACAGACAATGCCGGTACAGACAATGCCGGTACAGCAGACACCAGTACAGACAATGCCGGTACAGCAGACACCAGTACAGACAATGCCGGTACAGACAATGCCGGTACAGCAGACACCAGTACAGACAATGCCGGTACAGCAGACACCAGTACAGACAATGGCAGCTTATACGCCAGTATTGCCATTGCAGACCGAAGCTATCAAAGCTGAAAATGATGTGTTAAAGGACGTTATAGCAACATTGCAGAGAAACGCAATGGCGCAGCCGATTAGCGGATATAGCCCGGAAACGTCCGACACTATATTAAGTAACCTTATCAATCCGCCTATTCCAGCAAAATAAAAAGGAGTGATTTTTAATGGGAGTTAATGACTTAACCTTAACTCAGGCAAGCACTGTATTAAACGACATTGTTAAGCAGGCAACCGGGAAAAACACGTTAGCACCACAGAATACCGCAGAGTTTGTTACTGTAGCTAACACGATGTTGAAAATGGGATACGACCCGTTGTTGAATAGTATCACACAGGTACTTTCAAAGACAATCTTTTCCATTCGCCCGTATTACCGCAAGTTCGCCGGAATTTCCGTATCTAATCAGAAATTCGGCAACATCACACGTAAACTCAATATTGCTGACCGTGACTTCGAAGATGACAGCAGGTTGCCACTGACCGAAGGACAGAGCGTTGATATGTATGAGGTGTGTAAGCCGTCAATCTTACAGACAAATTTCTATGGTGCGATTATGTATCAGAAATGTTTGACAATCTTTAAAGACCAGTTAGATACAGCTTTCACAACGCCGGAAGAGTTCGGCCGGTTTATAACAATGACCATGCAGAACGCATCGGATATGATTGAGCAAGCACATGAAACTCTAGCCCGCTCTACTATTGCCAACTTTATTGGTGCGATTTTAGCCAATGAGGAAGAAACTGGACAGAAAATACATTTAGTGTCTGAATACAACGATTTGACCGGGCAGACATTGACGGCGGATACTGTTTACGCCCCGGAAAACTTTTCCAACTTCATGAAGTTTGTGGTTGCCAGAGTAAAAACCCTCTCTGACATTTTAACAGAGAGAACGGTTAAATGGCACGTCAATGTTGACGGAAAAGAGATTTCCAGACATACACCGAAGAGAAACCAGAAAATGTATCTGTATACGCCAACCCAGTATTTAACAGAGACGGGCGTGTTATCTGATTTGTATAACGACCAGTATATGAAGCTTGTTGACTTTGAACGAGTGAATTTCTGGCAGAACGTTGATACGCCGGATACTTTAAATGTAAAGCCTATCTACATGAAGAAGGACGGAACACTTGCAAGCCCGGCAAAAGCTATTTCAGAAAATCATATCTTCGGTGTTATTTTTGATGAAGAAGCCCTCGGTTACACAACTGTAGACCAGTGGAGCGCAACAACTCCATTTAACGCCAGAGGTGGATACTCTAATATTTATTGGCATTTCACCGACAGATATTGGAACGACTTCACAGAAAACGGAATTGTCCTTTTACTGGATTAAGGTGATTGAATGGAAATTGTACTATATAATTTTGTAAAGCGCATTAATTCGACTAAACAGCCAGACGATGGGACAGGGGCGATCTATCAGGTTTACTTAAAATATGACACTTCCATTGATAGGCCCACATTTAGATTATATAATGAGGGTTTGCCTGATTACAACTACTTAAAAGCGTTTGGACGTTATTATTTTGTAACTGATATTATATCAGTTGCAGAAAATATGTGGGACATAACCACAAAAATGGATGTTTTGGCGACAAACCGTAATAATATCGGAAATAGTCAATTATTTGTCGAAAGAGCATCAGCAAGGTATGACGTATCTTTAATCGATAATTTATTTCCAGCGCAAGTGGGTAGAAAAACTCTGATTGAAAATGGATTGCCTATTTTTTCAAATAGCGGATACTTTGTCGTAGGATTGACCGGGAAACCGGAAGAAAACCCGAAAAGTGCAGTTACTTATTATAAGCTGTCAAAAGATGAAATGAAAGCTATGCTTGACTACTTTTATACAGACAGCAATTTCACCGAGGTTTTAAAGGACAGTGTGACAAAAGGTTTTTTTAACCCGTTTCAATATATCGTATCTTGTCAATGGTTTCCATTCGTTCTTACGGAAAGTCCCTCTGATAATGTAATTATAAAATTTGGATGGTGGGAAGATACAGGACTAACAGGACATAAGATAGACAGCTTTGTAACGATAGGAGTCCCGAATCCGTTGAAAATAAAAATACCTCGAAATTATTCGCCTAATGACGATTATCGGAATTCAGAACCTTATACAGTATATCAAATGTATGTGCCATTTTTTGGACTGATAAATATATCTGCTTCTCAGCTTATCAATTGTACGCATGTTGGATACTCTCTCTATACCGATGTTAACACGGGTGTGGGTCTTTTGAGAATCTATGGAATATCTGCCGATGGAAGTCAATCAATCATAACAGACCTAACCGCTCAGGTTGGCGTTGATATAGCACTTGCACAAACGGGTATGACTATTGGCGGTTTTGTAAAATCTGCAATCGGCGGTATAGCATCGGCGGTTATGGGTTCGGCACTCGGCCCGGTCGGTTCGGTTGCTGGAGCAACCGCCGGAGTTGCGAACGCTGCCGGAACTTTGGGGCTTTCCGAAAACAGCAAAAATAATAATGGTGTGCGAACTTATGTTGATTTTGATTCGATAGCTAAACTTATATGCTATTATTATGATTGTTATATTGATGGTATTTCAGAGGTTGGGAAACCACTTTATGAGTATGTAACAATTAATACAATTCCAGGCTTTATTAAATGTCAAAACGCTTCAATAAATATCGAGGGACACTTTGAAGAAAGTGTCGAAATTAACAGTTACTTGAATGGGGGGTTTTTCTATGAATGATATTTACCTTCCGGCTTTTTATAATCAGGAAAACTTTTATTATGGCACAAAAAACCCGTCTACCATACATACTCAGCAAAGTCAAATTGTGGGAATGTATAGAAAGTATTTACTTCAAAAGGCAATGAGCGTCTATAAGTGGACATTGCCGGATGGTTGGCCAGAAAATGTTTTCAAATATTGGTTATATAGTAACGGCTTTCTTGAAGTTCTTTATACTAGAGAGTATGGTGTTATTCCTCAGCTTTGCGGATTTCTCGGATGGAACATTTTTTATATGCCAACACACACAATTGTCAACAATCAAAATTTACAGAACGTTGTTCGTAAAATAGACACGGATTGTGTACTATTTCATCTACAGCCCGACTTTCAACCGGTTATGGATTTAATCAACAACTATGCCGAAGAACTTGCGTTATGTTCAATTGCGATATCTATTAATTTAATCAACACACGATTAACTTATGGTATCGGGGTCAATAATAAGAAAGAAGCGGAAAATGTTAAGAAAATCTATGATGGCATTGCAAAAGGTGAACCAGCAGTCGTTTACAAAGCTAATGACCCTGCATCAAGCGGATGGGATTTCTTTAACAACAATGTGCGACAAAACTATATTGTTTCTGATTTACTCTCAGATATGAGAAAAATTGAGAACCGTTTCAATACAGACTTTGGAATTCCGAACACGAACACTGAAAAGAGAGAACGGATGGTCGTTTCGGAAGTAGAAAGCAACGATATTGATACAAAAACACGGGCTGAAATGTGGCTTGATGGATTGAAAAAAAGTTGTGAGAAAGGTAGAAACATTTTCGGAATTAATATTGATGTGGACTGGGCAAAGGGGGTTGAAAACGATGTTAATAACACTGTACGGAATGTGGCGATACAGTCCTGAACTGTTTAACGATATTTCACTTGATGAGCGTTTGGAAAAAAATCTCCTGATAACCTACATTATGCAATATTGCGGTAGCAACGAAGTCCGATATCCAGAGCCGAAAATATTAAAAATGTGCGTTGACGCATTTTTTAAATCAAAAAAAGAGAATTACTCACGTATGCTTGACGCTTTACTTATTGAATATTCGCCGATTGAAAACTACGACAGAATGGAAGAGCGCACCCTTGACATTAATCGAGAGAATAGCGTTAATCGTAGCGGCGAGGATAGCGGGACGGATAACCACACATTATCGTCAACAACTGTTGATAGTATTCAGTCAGAAAAAAAATCAACGAGTGAAAATAAAACGTCGGCTTTTAATGCTACAACTTATCAACCTTTAGACACTTCAACAACCGAAGAAAGTGGAAGGTCTACCGATAATATGGAAAATAACGGGACTGCTAATCTTGCAAGAGAAAATAAGTTTTCAAATTCTGAAACTGGAAACGGTACAGAGGGCCATAAAGAAAATGCGAGAATGCATGGCAACATAGGTGTTACGACAAACCAGCAAATGATTAATGAAGAGATTGAATTGAGAAAACTCAATATTTATGAATTAATCGCTCTTGATTTTGAAAATGAAATAACAATACCTGTCTATTAGTGAGGTGATTAAATGGGATGGGAAAACTGGCCAATGGCTAACTGGCATGAACTCAATCTTGATTGGATGTTAAAAACTTTAAAAGATTTGTCGGAAAAAGTGACAGATGATTATTCTAAAATCTATAAGGCGATTTCAGATGGTGACAGTAAAACGCTGGCAAGTGCTAACGCAATTTCAAAAAACTATACAGACGGAGAAATATCTAAAGTAAGAAATGATATAACCTCACAGTTAAATAATGATATAGTTAATTTAAACAATCAGATTAAATTGATTTATAATTATATAGACAGTGGGGACGTTGAAAACCGGAGATATATTGATTTTGAAGTTTTGAGGATTTATAAAAATCTTGACAGCATTTTAAAAGACAAAGAACTAAAGGTATATAATCCATGCCGGGGAGTTTTGGAAACAACAGAAAAGTGCATTAATGATTTGTACACTTATTTAGCGGTACACGGGCCTAGTGCTTTAGAAAGCGAATACTTTACAGATTCTGAAATTGAGAATCAGAAATTAACCGCTAGAAATTTTGACTTGTATAGCCGAGAAAAATTAATTGATGTTTTCAATAAAACAAAAATGTTTTCTCCTTATGACGGTCTTGTAAAAACGGTTCAAAACGAGGTTGGATTAAATGCGTTAAATAGTCAATCTATCTCACCGCCGTCAGGAGATTTTGAGAATATTAACGTTTCTGAAATTAACGAATTGATAGTGTATAATTTTGATTTTACTTTATACGATTCTAAAACATTCTCAGGCGTTACAATTACAAATATTCCGGCAAATATAAATTTTTCAGGTTCGATTGAATCTATGAATCACATTATGACAATTAATGCGGTTTGGACGATGGAAAACATTAGCAATATTCCCGCTTCGCTATCGTTGGGAACGTTGGTCGGACAGGGATTTAAACCCACAACATTAAAATGTTTACTTTTGACAGGTAACAATGCAATTGATTATGATATAATTATCAATGCGGATGGTACTATTCGGACGGTGAATAACTATAGTCAAGCAAATTCCGGCAATTTAAAAATATACGTGTCGGCGACAATATTATATTAAAGGAGTGATTTTATGGCAACAACTAACAAAACACCAAATTATGATTTACCGCAGTGGGTAGCAAATGACAAGGTTGGAATCATGGCAAACCTTAACCCTGCTTTTGCGACAATTGATGAAAAACTTTTCGAAGCGGTGACAAATGCAGAAAATGCAAGTACGACAGCCAGTACAGCAAACACAACAGCGAGTGAAGCGAATAAAGCTGTTGGAATAGTTGAAACGGATGTGACGGAGTTACAGGCAGATGTTTTGACTTTGAAGAATCTTGTTAATAGTCTGGCTAAAAAAATCACAGAGAATACAACATGGGAAACTGTTGCAGTAACACAGCCAACTACAGAAATACTGGAAGGATTACCAAAAATTGAAAAAATGGGAAATAACTTCGTTTCAATCTATCTATCTTCATTTGTGAAAAATAAACCTGCTTCAATAACTATTAATAAGCCGTTATGTATAACAAGTTTACGTCCTAAAAACACACGTTATATTGTAAGAGGTTGTACAGTATCATTAAGTGACGGCTCAACAAAAGAATTAAATCTAACTCTGAAGACAGACGGTAGTATCGTTTTTAGTGGTAATGTTGAAAATATTAATTCTATTCAAATGCAGATGGTATTATGTACCAAAGATTGGTTCTAGATGTACAATAATTACACATCTTGTAGTTCTCCTTATGGCGGTATGCACGTTGTGTACCGCCGAACTTTTCCACATTTCTACACAACTTATCCACAAAGTTATCCACATAGTTATCCACATCCATGTTCTCCCCGGACGGACAATTTTACCAGTTTGTGTGCGTGCGGCGCGGACACATGAAACGCTACGTGTCCGTGTGTGACGGACATTTTGGGGGAATTTGTCTTTCTATGGCGGACATGAGCTAGTATAATATAATATATAAATTAATGAAAAGCATATAAACCAACAATAGTAGG